TTATTTAGTCACCTTTATTTTGCTGTATCTGATATCATCATTAAAAGCTTTTCTAAATATTTCATTCATGAGATTTTTTTTATGTATTTTAAAATTGAGTTCAGCTTCTTTCTTTAAATCTTTTCTCAAACTGACAATATTTGAATTGTATGAAAGAGTACCATTAACGATACCAATACTCTCCGCTTCCCAACAAAAAATCGAAATTCCTTTACTTGAATGAAGAAAGTTCTTAAGTTCTCCAGTCTGAACGAATTTGTGAGCAGCATTTAACGAAGGGAATTCTATGATTAGGTTGTTACCATTAGAATCTTTGATAAAATCAAGAGTTCCAAAATCAATAAAAGAATATCTATACATATTACTTGGGTAAAGTCTATTGTTTTTCAACAGGTTTAAAATAATTAGGAATAACATCACCCTTAACATACAAAGGATGTTGCGGTGCACCTTTCGCAGTTTTTTGAAGGCAATAGGCTAAAGGGAACATATTGGCTACTGTTAGGTATGCGTTTTTAATCAATGTATTTGCGCCCCAAGCAAAAACAACTGCTTTGCTTTTTTTACCATATTCCTGAATATAGGAATGGTTGTTATCACCAATTGGATTATCATTTGTAGCAAGCTCTTTAGGGTCTGTTGCCACTAACGCAAATAGGTTTGTTATATGCAATGTCCCATATCCCCATTGTTTTGCAAATTCAATACATCTTCTGACTGTTGGGTCATTATCGTTTTCGTTTGCAGTGCTAGGATTCAGCATCACAAACATTACAGCTGGCTTGTCAAAATCCCAGGTTCTGGATAATGCATACCGATATTTTCTGTCTTCAGAGAATATCGCAGAGGATTGGTAATTGTCTTCTTTTTTTGGTAACATAAAATTGGTTTTATTGTTGATTACTAAATGGTTGAAGTTCTTCTTTAGCCTCAGCTAGTGCTTCAGCAAATGCAGTTTTCACATCATCAAGGGAATCACCTGAAGCATTAGCCATCGATTGAAGATTGAAATCTTTATGATGGTAGTCAATCGAATAATGCTCTTTAGTTAAAAGATTATCCTCGTCCATATTCTCAAGGCCAATGTTGATGGATAACTTAAAGTTGTCATCTGCAAGTCCTGAAGAAAGCACCATGTTTTTGGTGTCTTTCAATAAATTGTGAATGGTGTGGTGTGCCATAATTATCAGTGTCCGTTACCGACGGATGCGGTTTTAGATTTAAAAATTTGATTCTTTATAATAGTGTCGTATTCATAAACTGTATTTTCAAAACAATTCCTACATCTTAGATTTTTGTAGTGAAAATTGATAATGGTTTCAATGGCTATTTTAACCGCTTCAACAGGAAGCATTTGACCATTACAACCACCAACGGCACAATATTGATAGCCGCAGGAAATACAGATTACTTCAACACAATGATTCATAGCGCAAAGGATTCTTCAAGGGTTAAAACTTCTTTTGCTTTGAGGTCTTGGATATAGGAGTCCGGGTCGTGGCTCTCAGGTAATTGAACAACTTCAACTCTGAATCCATGTGCTAAAAACATATCAATGCTTTTGAACATAGAATTAATGCCAGCCTGATCGCCGTCGCCCATCAGAACCACATGGTCGGTGAACTTTCTTAAAATCTTTGCTTGCTCTGATGTGATGGCAGTGCCGCAAGGAGCAACCACATGCTCCACACCATGACGGTGAAGTTGTATTAAATCAAAATACCCCTCAACGATGTACACATAGCCATTTCTTTTGATGGCAGGTTGTGCTTGCGATAAGCCAAATAGAACTTCACTTTTGTTGTAGATTCTGCTTTCACGAGGATTGACGTATTTAGGATAATCCTTGTTTTCACCAATTCTTCTACCGCTAAAACCTATTAAATTCCCTCTTCTATCAGTCAATGGAATGGTTATGACATTGCGGTAGAAATCAAAAGTTACGCCGCTTTTCACTACTAGAAATCCAATTTCTGTACTGGTGCCATGCCAGCCTTTGTTGATAAAAGTGTCAGTAAGATTCTTAGAATTATCATGTGCAAAACCTAGATGCCAGTTAATGACTATTTGTTCATCAATCCCTCTTTTGATAAGCATCTGCCACACATCGCTTTCACGTGGCATTTTCATTAAGGTTTTGTGATAATAGTCTTTTGCATAGTCCAGGATGTCGAGCGTTTGCTTTTCGATATTAATTTTTTCTTCACGTTGCTCTTTCGTGAGGTTGTCTTCAAATTCTATTTCAACCCCCAAATATTTTCCCAACCAAAGCATGGCTTCATAGAAACTAAAACCCTTTTTCTGACGAACAAAATTCACTGCATCGCCGCCTTGACCGCAGCCAAAACATTTGAAAATTCCTTTGGTAGGGCTTACCATAAAAGAAGGCGTATGCTCTTCGTGAAATGGACAGCAAGCGGTGTAATTAGAACCTTTTTTAGTTAAATTAACTTCTAGGTCGCTAATGACATCAATGATGTCAATTTTCCCGTAAACTTCTTTTATAGAGCTTTCTCTGATCATGATAATTGTAGTTCTTGCTGTGCGACTAGTTTAATTCGGTCAATTGGATTTTGGTCTGGGTAACGATTAAAGTAAGCATCCAAGTCATTTCCTAATAGGCTGAATAGCTCATGCATTCTTTTAAAATTGTCTTGTGTTTTGCAGCTGTAGTATTTTTTTTCAGCTTCTCGAAACAAAACAACGGTTCGCACAAACTGCCCTAAGCGGTTTGGTGTGTATTGGCTCAAACCTGGCACTTGTGACGGATTGGCTTGGAAATATTCCTCAACTCGTTTTTCTGTTTGTTTTCTGAGCACAAACAAAAGCTTCAAATCCTTTTGAGTCCGAGTAGCCGAATATTTAAGCTCTGTCATGAGCAACTTCCAAATCAATCGCATGAAGGTGCCAACAGGATCTTTAGGCTTTTCCACTTTTTTTAATTTTAATGGTGCCATTTATCAACTCATAGCAATCAAGCCCTTCGCATTCAACTTCAGGGCTGCTTCCCATTTGAATATGAAATGAGTTTTTAGTGTCAAGCTTTAAGGAAACTGAAATTTCATAAAAAAGTGACCTATTATTAAAGCCAAGTATTTTTGGGTTGTCATTCATCTTTCTTACGACATAGCCAGTATTATTTTCTTCTGTTTCTTTGGCTACATACCAAAGGTTTGGTTCATCTTCATCCTGAAAGAAACTAACCGAATTGTTTTCGTTTAAGTTTAATATTTCAACAGCTCTTTGGGTGAAAGAAATAAGTCCTTCTTTATTAAAGCTAATAATAGCGGCACCGTTTCTTGCCGCAGGGAGTGTTTGGGAATCAAATTTTTTGAAAGCCATAATATTTGAGTTTTAAGAGTTCCAATTGAAAGAATCATTACTTGTTAGAGTTGCTGAAGCTTCAGGGGTTGATGGAGTAGGAGCTTGAGCTTCAGACTTTTTAGAATGAATAAATTCAAAGCTTTGAACATTCATTTCAAGGTTGTGGCGAACCTTTCTATCCTGATCCACCCATGCGTTTGATTTTGGGAATCCGGAGCAATAAACAACATCCCCTTTTTTAATGTGCTGACTAAGGTTGTCTTTGTCTTTCCATAATGCGCACTTCACCCATGTAGTGTGCTCTTGTGTGTTACCTAGTGCATCTTTATACTTAGAGCTGTGCGCCACTGAGAAAGAAATGCAATACTGATTGTTGACTTTTTTGGACTCGGCATCGTTGCCAACTCGTCCAGCTATTTGAAGTAAAATCATGATAAATGTTAATTTTAAGTTTTTGAAAAAGCCGAATGTAGAAACACCCAGCGCCTATGGTAGTAAGTGTTTTTAAGCCTGTGCGATTGGTTTGTTTTTGCCCACAAAAAGCACTGAAATTTTCCTAAGTTTATCAGTTAGTATTTTGGTTTCAGCTATTGATTTTGCTATGCCATAATTTATGAAAGCAACTTCCTGGACGTTTTGAGCAAATTCATTACAATTTTGAATCAGTTGATTTAAACTGATTTCTTCTTCAGCTAACTGCTTAAAAAATGGAAACATGCTGTTAACTATTTCCTCTTTTCTTTGTTCAGGAATTTGAAATACTTCTGGTGGGTTTTCCCCTTTTAGATTGATGATTACTTTTTGCATAACTGTTTGTTTTTAATTATTGTTTGAAATATTATATGAGGTAAGTAGTGATGCTAATTCATTTCTGTTTGTAGTGAGTATGGCTAATAAGTCAGTCCTGTTTTGCGTCAATAAGTCGGATATATCTAGATTAGCTTCAGATAGTTCAGGGTAACTGCCTTGGTCAGATAGGTAACTTAACCCATAGTTTAAACAGTCAATTGCTGCTGTTCTTTCGTCATATAGCTTGAATAGGTTACTAATTTCTTTAGCTACGTTATCGTTTGAATCATCAACTATTATAGGTGCATCACCAAAGCTTACAGTTGTAATTACATAATTGCTAATTTGATTCCCTAAGGATGCAATAGTGTTTTGAATCTTAGTCGTCAGCGCAGCTTCTTGAGTGGCTATGTAATCAGTAAGATTGAGTTCTGTAACCACCACCGGTCCACCAACATTATAATACTTAGTGCCTGCCGTTCTTTTAGCAAGTGCCTGCTCTAATTTTTCTTTTTTCTTAATCAATCCAAGCAATTGATTATTGATTGTTCGTAATGCGTTGATATCCATTTTAGCCTTCAGTTATTGTGAAGTGAGATAATAGTTCTTCGAGATCAGATTTTCTGGTCCGAAGAATTTCTAAGAAACTTGAATTAAGTCCATCTGTGGCGCTCTCCACTACTGATGTGAGTTTTGGGAACTCATTCAACACGTCTTGAATCTGCACAGGTTTAGCTGGCTCATCAGCCTCCATTTTGTCGATAAGTCTGTTGACCTGATCGAGCTCAGTTTTATAGTCAACAATTCTGTTGAGCATGGTAAAATCAACTGCCATATTCTTTATTTAAAGTTTGTTTGAGTGAGTTATTGATGGTTTCAACCTTCAGTATGCGCTGAAGGATGCAACGAGTAAGGAGCATTCCAGCCGCGTCCACAGCCTTCTTGTCTGTGATGCAAGGCATATCGAATATTTTATCACCACAAACAGTGTATTGCCCATTTTCATACACCATGCAAAAGCCAGGAATCAATGGCACCAGTTCCTCCAGTGTGAATGCAGGATATTCTGTGTAAGGGCTGTTTTGGAATGGAAGTCCTTCAATCGTTTTATACAATTGCAACGGGTCAAAATGGGCACTAAACAGATACCACTCTTTTTGATGGAAAACACGATAGTTATTATGTGTTTTTGCTGCTACACCTAAAGCAACCAATTGGGCTGTTATATTAGGACTTATAAATATGTCTAGAGGTTTCATTTATGCGAATTTAAAATTCGTGTAATTAATTAGTAATTCTTGAAAGTCTTTCCTTTTTTTCATTGAGGGCTTTTTGATCTTGTAATACTTTTTCGGCAGCATCAAGAACTCGGTTGACTAATTCGGTGTCTTTGCATTCGCCTCTGAAAACATGGTAAACCTGCGTCTCTTTTAGCTTTCGTTGTTTTTTGACGATTAAAGATGCATAGGCGTTACCTAGATTTTTTTTCATGTTGTCAAAAAAAACTTTGTCTGTTGTGCTCATAATTTCATTTATTTATAATCCTTATATTTGTAATGGATTTAAAACCGTTTTAAGAATTATTTGTAGCCCAAAAGTATTAATGATTCTGAAAATTCCAAATAATTCGTAAAAATTAACTCACATTAAATTAATCATTATGAAAAAAGAAAAGAAAGAATTGACCTTCAGAAGTGAAATCGCAAAGCGTTTTTTTCACTTTTTCAATGAAAAATTCAAGGAAAAAGAATTGGACAAAAGGGAAGTGGGAGAGGCTTTCGGGATGACGGGTAACTATGTCTATGGTTATTGGTCTAGCTTATCTGAAGGAACAATTAATCCATCGATTGAGCATGTGAAAATTGCTTGTGAAAAATATGGTTTGGATCTTGGTTTTGTGATGGCTTTGGATAATCATACGCCTATGATGCATGTTGATAGTTATGATTTGAATAAAAAATCATGTACAGAAACGAACGAGGAGCAAATGTGCTATAACGAAGAATTGTCAGTAGGTGAAATGATTGATGTAATTCTGCACAAGCACAAAACCCCACGCCAGGAATATGCGCAAAAGCTAGGCATGACGCCAAGGAACTTGCAAAAAATAATAGCCGGCGAAATCAATCCTTCATTTGATGTGGTGATGAAAATAGCCAATGATCATGGCGAACGGCTTGACCTATTTCAAAATAAAATGCGCTTGAAACAATATGTTTCAAAGTCGGAGCAATGGGATAAAATTCAAGAAGCAGTGAAAAAGCTGCGCAATCTATATGGGGATTAAATCCATTTCCATAGACTTATCGTTACTGATGTCTTTAGTGATTTTATGTAGGATATACTGCACATTTTTTATCATCAATCCTTCAAAGCTTTTGATGTCAATTCCTGAATTGACAATCAATGAAACTGTTACTAAATCGCTATTGGACAACTTTTCAAAAAATGGCTGATGAAATTTTTGGTAGATAGAGCCTATGGCTTTTAGGCTTAAACTAACATCTGCAACTAGGCTTCCGTTTGGTCGTTTATTATGCGTGAAAGTTGATGGTACATTTGTAGCTGTCCCTTTGTTAATTGACTTCACATAAAAAAATCTAATCTCAAAATCACTATTGATCCTCAATCCGTTTTTGTTGGCATAAGAGCCTACTTGGTCACAAGCAGACATATCTCGGTCGATGTCATAAACCAAAGGTGTGGCTTCGATTTCAAAGCTTTCTTTCCCATTACCAAGAATAATTTCTTGATTTCCTTCAGAAAAAGCGTTCCAGTTGGTCCCATTGAAAACATAGTAATAATTTAAAGCACGAACATACACAAGGTCGCCTGAAGCTGCCACTGGAGTCAAACTAAGTGTGGCAATGTCGCTCACTATTTCCACTTCAGCTCGAACTTTTGATTGGTCAATTTCTTGCACCAAATCACTAGCACGGTTATCGTTTTCATATTTGAAATTTAAACGAATTCCACCATCTGCTAATGGAAGTTTTTTGGATGTAAAACTAGTTTGAACATATTTACTAATGTCCTTCACAACAGCAGGTTTCAGGCAATCCGTTCTATATCGGATTCGGAACATGCCATCACTTTCAAGGTAGATGCCAAAGCCAAAGAATTTTGAAACCTGTTGTAAAAAATAGCCTAATTTTTTCTTTGGCATATGATTGCTTGGCAAAAGGAATGTGTTTACATCATAGTTGCCAGCAGTGGGCGTTTCAAGGCTATAGTTGTTCCATAAATAAATACATTGAAAATCAGGGTGCTCAAACCAATCGCCAACAACTTGATAACCATGTTCATTGAATATTCTTTTAAATACATATTGTAATTGAAAGAATGGTATAGTGCGATAATCATTATAACCTGCATTACCAGGACTGAGTTTTAAAGATGGTGTTGTAGGATCAGGTCGGGCAAAGCTCCAGCCACTTGAAAAGGCTGTGGAATATTGAATATTATTTAAAGTCTGATTGACAATAAATTCATTATTGTAATCATCTCTTGAATCGTCAAAGTATTTGAAATTGCTCACAGGAGCAAAAACAAAAGGGTATTGGTTATTACCCGATTTCATGAGGGTTTCTGCAAAGGTGCGGCTGTCGATGATGGACGCCCAGTTTACCAATCCACACAGCGACAAATCTTTTAAAGTTTTGTTTTTTATCAACGTACCAAACCGAGATTCACCACCGCTGATGTTGCAGATATATTCACCATTGTCATAATTCAAATCTCCTTTGTTTTGAATAATTGTAAGCTTAGCCTCTGAAAGTTCAATGCTGTTTTTGAAAAATACATCAATAGTGTACCAAGTTGATTTATTGGAACTTTCAATCATTTCAGGACTACCAAGATATTGTCTGTTTCCTGACCATGGCAAATTGATGGGTAAAGAAGTTTCTCCTTTATCCAAATCAAAATCAAAAGCCGGGCTAATGATTTCCAATGATAATCTTGTTCCAGGCTTTAATTTCAAAAATGGTTTTTCTCCATTGGCTAAGTGAATCCTTATTGAAATCATATTATGAAATAGGAGTTAGAACTTACAATTGAATAGTTATAGTTTTTCTTGTTATTTAAGCCAATAAATAAATTGTCTTCAGTTATGTAGACGCCTGTTTTCAGGTAGCTAGTTCCTGAAGCTAATTGTCCACTTCCTCCAAATAAATTACTGGTTACTGGCGCTCCAACTAATAAATATTCCAATGTTTGCAGCACTTGAAAATAAATACCCAAACCACTTAAGTCGTAGGGGATTGTGCCCATCGCATCCTTGTAAAAGGAAATCCTTAAATCAGCTTTTATATACGAGTTCTGAATAACTGTGTTCTCAAAACTCAGCTTCAGGAATGGAATTCCTGTACCATTTTGTCCCGCTATGCTGTTTGCATTTACGGTAACAAAAATCTTAGCTGAAGCTGTTGGACTATTCGCTAAAGGCATTTGTTCGTATATCGTGTAATTAAATACTTCAACGCCTGTAAAGCTTCCGCTTGGTGGGGTGTAATAACAAACGCCAATTGCTGTGAATGATATAGATCCTCCAGCACTTCCAACTAATGGGCTCACACTTTGGAATTTTATATTACCTCCGTTTACTGGTGTGTCATTATTTCTGATTGTGTTTACCAGATTGGAATTGAAATATATCTGACGGCTTGCTGCTCCTTTAAATGTGGTAGCAAAATCATTTCTGGCAATCGGTGGTGCCCAACGATTATAAGTCATTGAAAGCGGACCATACCATGCGCCATAGCTTGTTGATGAACATACCACACGAGTGTAAACTTTTATATTGCTCGTTCCGCTATTCCCTGTTATGTAGGGCAAAGCAATGTCCATAAATCCATTATTACCGTTCAGCATAACGATGTTAGTCATGGCATTAGCCGCTAATGCTCCGTTGTTGCTGTAGCGTAATTCCATCAAGTCGAAACCTTCAGGAAGCTGCCATTCAACCCGAATGGAGTTGGGCATTACTTGGGTAATATTTAGATATTCCACAGCTGGGCAAGTAGCAGCTGCTGTAACCAACCCATCAGGGCTGAAATTCTCATCCTGAAATGCAATTTCCCAATCTAGAGCTAGGCTGTAGAGCTGATCTTTGTTTGAATACAAGAAAAGATTTTGAGCGTTGATATTGATAGGCGTAAGAGTTTTGTTTTGGTAAAGCCAAGCGCATTCGGAATTAAGCAAATCTCTTAACTGGTTTAGCTTTTGGAGGCTTATAAAACCCGTTTCAGCTTTATATTTCAATTGCTCTTTTGCATTTCCTTTTCCAATTTCAGCCTCAAGAATGCCATTGGTTGCAAACTTTTTGGTATTGAAAATTGAATAGTCGGTTTTGCTATAATTGCCATTGATATCAATTTGACCGTTTACTGGTAACACATCGAAATTGCCTAAGCTATTAAAATAGCAGATGCTCATAGTGTCATAGCGATAAGCTGTATCAATGCCTACCCAATCAGTTGTACCAACAACTTGACCACCATTGTCAATAACATATTTCAAATATGCAATAGTATCCCATCCATCAACATCTAGGAATGCGCTTGAGATTCCGACAGGAATACAAACGATTTGATATTGATAGGCTGTTGTGTTTAAATCGTATGTTTCCGTGTCATTAGTGCCGGTATTGTCAACAAATTTTCGAAAGATCGTAACATTAAGTTCAGTAGTCGTACCAGGAATAACTACATAAAGCCACAAAGGTGCTTCAGGCGATATCTTTTCATCACAAGGAAATTTTAGGCATGACTTTGATGTGCCTAATGAGGTGTGCAATTCAAAGTATCTTTTTGCATCCATATTAGGGTAGGAGAGTCCACCTTTGTAAATATGGAATTTCGATGTCATTTGAGCGTTACCACTTGATTCATAATCAGTGATCACATAGTAGCGCAAGTAGTAACGGACAGCTTGTTTCTTGCAAATCTGTGCGTTCATTTGAGTTGGCAAGGGCGTTTGAAATTCAACTAAAGAATCCAAAAGCACACTCCAATCTTGTTCAACAAATCCGCTCTTGTCTGGGCGTAACACAACGGATTTAATTTCTGTAAAATCATTGGCATAGTGATAAGATTCTGCGTACAGCTGCACCATTACTTTGGTGTTGATGAAAATATCTTCATCGCTATATGGAGAAACCCTGAATCGAAAGACTACAGGGTTTCTTGAAAATGAAATCGTGTGTGGACTTTTAGTTAAGTTGACGGTTGCCATTTTCTAGTTCTTTTTTTAAAAGTGATTTAGCTTCTTCAGTAAATCCATACATTAAATCACCAATCAAACCATTTAGTTGCCCGTAAGCAATTGGGCTATAAATTTTAACTGGCTTTCTTGTTTGCGTTGATTCTATTAATTCAGATGTCGCTTTGATGCCTCCAAGTGGATGACCTTTACCTACACCCATATCGACCATTCTTCCCCATTCAGCAAAATTTAGATTGGCGTTTCCATCCGCGTTGGACTGAAAAACTGCAAAGGAGAAACTATTTAAAAGCTCATCAGTAAAGCGAACATCTTTTTTGATGATGACGCTTTTCATACGCTTAATGACCGACTGCATGTAGTCGGTCAAAGCTTTGTTGATGAATGCTAATTTTAGATCTCCGTACATCTTAGGATTTCTTTTCCTTGTAACCTAGCAAGCCTAAGCCTACTGGTATCAAGATTGAACCAAAGGCAATTTGGTCTTTGATGATTAGAAGCGCTCCTAATCCTAGAACTACGAGACCAACAATGCTGCTGCGCCAGCTGTCAACTACTCTTTTTTTAATCATAAAATTGAAAATGTGTTAAGCTTCGTCTTTCGACATGAAGCCCAACGGTTTAAGAATTATTTTTCTACAGGTTGGAGGCATCCCAGTAACATATTGTCTTCGAACTCCAGCCAAACGAGATTTATTGATGCGTGTTATGCTATAGCTGTTCGATTGATTGCCGCCAAGTACATGGTAGCAATCTTTGTCTTCACCAACATAAAGTCCAACATGATGACCATTTGGGCGCTCGAAAACTAATGTGTCACCAAGCATTGCATCTCCTTTCAATACAGCGTTCCCCCATTTTAGCCAACTCTTCGCCCTTATGATTTCGTAACCTACAAATGGCATAACCTTATGGGCTCGTTGGGCAATTAAGCAATGAGCTAACCCACACCAGGGCATCTCATCGCTGAGGTAGATTTTATCTACTCCTAACTCTTTAGCCCAACCCATGATAACAGGATTATGATTAGGACCAACCGTTTCTTTAGTGCCAAAAATCTTTAATGCTTCTAGGAGCATTCTAGGAGCAGGCTCTTTCAAAAGCCATTGGTAAGGGACTGTAATCATTTTCTTTGGCGGTTGATTTGATCTGCAATAAATTGTTGCAATTGTCTGATCATTACATGGTTTTCATTACTGTTATCTAACGATTTCCATAGGGCTTCAACTTCTTGTTGACTCAACACCAATTTGAATTTATCTTTCTCAAATAAACGTGTGATTTGCCCTGTGCTATCAACACAGTAGTAGTCAGATTTGGTTTTAATGATCCAAGGTTTTACGATAGCGAGAGTATCTTCCTTTGAAGGATCATAATTTTTGATGATGAGATTGCCTTGTGCAATCGAGCTAAAGCAAAGGATTGAAAAGCCGAGTATAAAAAGGAATTGTTTCATATGTATTTATAAATTTTTAAAGTTTACCATGTTGTTATAGCTGCACGTTTCCAAGTGTTGGTACCAGTACAGATGTAGATATAATTTGAATCCCAGGCGTGTTCGCCTTGGATGCCTGTGCTTGATGAAGTAGCAGGTACATTTGAAGGCAAAATCACTTTTCCTGAAGCAACTTCAAGGGCTCTAAAGTCTGTTGCAGATGTAAGCGTTGGATTTATATGTATTCCTCTAGTTATTCCGTTAGCTGTACCAGTTTGATTAATAGTAGGAACAACGCTAAGGCAAGTTATAGTTTGTGTACTATTTGATGAAGTAATTCCTGAAGTAAGACTTAATCCAATAATTGCGCCAGAACCTCCATCAGCTCCAGCTCCTCCTACAGTTGCAAAAGTTTGAGCTGTAGTAGTTCCTCCACCTAACAAAATCGTTCTACCTGTAAAAACTGTCTGAGATGTAGATCCAACTGTATTTGAACCAGGTATGATATTACCACCAAAAAAACTAATCCCAGATGCTACATGCAGCGAATAAGGATTAACTATTGTTACACCAACTACTGAAGAAAATGCAATTGTTGCGTCGCCTGTACCGCTTGCCTTTGTCAAAGTGCCAGAAGCTGCTGGAACACCTGTTGTTGTACACACTAAACTTGTACCTCCTGAAATTGTAGTAACAACTGTAAATGTTGCTCCATTGTTTGTATAAGTAGCACCTGCTGTTGCGTTTGCAGATGTAACTGTGAAGGTGTATTGTTGTATAGGAGCACCTGCAATGTAAAATGTGGCAGCGTTTGTAAGTGTTGTATTGCTAGATGCTGCTAAAGTTGGGATTGCAAATGTATTTACACCAGTAGTTCCAATTGTTCCAGAAGATGTTGTTGATGTATAGGTACAAGCATCTTGACGAATGCCAAAACCTGATGTTGAGTAATTTGCTGCATATGAATACCCTGATCCTACTAAAGCTAATACTGAATTTTGAATATTTATTGTACCTATAACAGCTTTTTGTCCTACTCTAATGTCTCCAGAAGATGCCAATAAGTGTCCATTATTGACTGTGAATGTATTTGCTGTTTGAACACCTGTCGCATTAGCCAATAACGTATAAGTTCCTCCAGATGTCATTCTTAATTCACTAGAATTTCCATAAATGCCTGTGCTTGGAGTACCAAAATGCAATGCAGGCAAACTAGCCGTTCCACCACTATTTAACCCTAAAACTCCTGACATCCCCATTCCTCCACCAGTAATATTGCAAATAATTGTTCCCCCAGCTGAAATATTTACCGAACCAGATGTTCCATAAATCCCCGTTCCAGGTGTCCCAAAATTGATACTCGTAGCCGCCGCAGTTCCTTGCGGGAATGTTTGCGCCACTGTAAAGCTATCATTAGCTACATTGGTAGTTTTCAAAGTGCCTGATGAAGATGGCAAGGTGAAAGTTAAATTCGAAGCTGCCCCAGGGTTGGAGAATGTTCGGGTGTAGCCGCTCGCATTTACATAACCAATTCCTCCTGCTGATGGCGAATATAGGTTAATGCCTGAGGCAGGTGTGCTTGGTGCAGATGCTTGTCCTACAAGATTGATAGAGCCGTTGCCCGCAGTTCCAGTAATGCTCAACTTCCGCATGCTGATGTCGTTGCCTGTCATGGCGTCAATTGCTCGCTGATTGGTAAAGTAAAGATTAGTGACTTCGCTGATATGGCTTGAGTTAAGGGTTACGATTCCTTGCTGTCCGTTCACACTATTGACATAGGCAGTACCTGCGCTTTTTTGCCAAACAGAGCCGTTGTGAATCACAAAATCACCAGAAGCATAAGTAACAGAGCCGCTACCAAGGTTTCGAGTTCCGCTCGTAGAACAGATGTACACAGAGCCATTAGTACCGCTTGCATCTGAAAGAGAAGGGGAGTTGGTGCTTGGATTCCAAGTGCCTTTGTAGATGAGTAAGCTAGATGGTAGCTGAGTGATGGGAACTTTACCACCGGCATCAAGGGAGGCAATACCATTATTAATGCCTTTATCACTTGTGGTTAAAAATCTCGCTCTACTAGGAATTAGGTATAATCCTTTAGTAGTTCTTAGCCCAGCTGTATCTTCTTTGAATTGATCAAGGATTTTAAGTTTTTGGGCTGAAGCAATGGTGCTTGAAAAAGCAAGGAGTAAAAGAATGATTAGTTTTTTCATGTATGTTTAATTAAAAATCCAAATGATATATCTGTCACCTGTGCTGAACGTGTGACCTTCAAGATTGATCCCTCCTTCACTGGCAAAGCTGTAGTCAGAAACAGCTAGGTAACTACCGTTTAAATCAATCTTTGTTGTTGAGTGATTATGTCCGGCAAGGTTGGGATTTTGATAGCTTTCTGCTCCATCTATTGGAGAGCCTTCAGCATTATCACCAATGGTGAAATCGCTGATAATTTTCCAACGTGCTTCTGTTCCATAGAGGTTATTCTTAACGAATAAATCAAATGCAGTAATCGATTCAAACCCTTGATCGTTATTCTGAAACTGATTGTAATTTATTCCTGGAAGGATAGAAGCATTTGTATAGCGATTACGAGCGAATACACTATCACCTGCGTAGAAAAACGTAAGCTCGTTGAACAAGAATTGTCCATAGCCTTCGATTTCAAAAGTTTTTTTATCTGTATTTATAGAAATGTTTATCATAAAAATTAGTTTCTGTTGAAGTTTGAATTGATAACTGAAGCGCTCATTCTAGTATTCATTTTCACATCGAAAGGAAACTCAACCCACCAACCGTAACGCTCTGTAAAAATTGGTCCAGCGGCGTTGATGGTCGCTTGGCTCCAGTAGATTTCACCAAAAGGGAAAGAGCATTTATTGACATCTTCTCTATGCTCTATCCTCATATCTCCAATAATATCAAGTGCTATTGCTTCGCAGGTATTGTAAGCTGTTTCAATTGCTGAAAGATTTTCCTTTTCGGCTTTCATTGTCACCAGGAAACCACCGGTGTATCCTCCTTTAATTGCTGATCCATTGTCCGCTAGTCGGATATCATAAATATGAAGATGCAGGAAAGGACCGTCACCAATTACCGAGCGCAAACCATTAGCCACTTGTTGCATGTTGAACGTAGTAAAACGACGTTTGCCAGCTTCAGCATTTGCGTCTTCAGCTGCTGGGTCGTGCTGCAACAAAGGATGAGCAATCGCTTTTTGCCTAAAGTAATTGGTATATAAGCTTACGTTCATTTAGTGTTTGCTTCTATTTCTTTTGCCTTTATGATGGATAGTTCACATTCGTATAAAAATTCTAATAGCAATGTTTTTCTGATTTGGTCACGAGTTCCATTTTTTGTGCCTGCTCCTTCATGAATCAGCTTTGTGAAAACCATCAAGTCGGGTGCTTGATCTTTTGAAGGTGGTTCTCCTTCATAAAGGTTTTTGAATAAGCTAGGCAAAACAGTTCTACATGACGAATACCAGAGATAAAGTATATGCAATCTAAAAGGAACTATTGTGCGTGAAAAGGACGAAAGCTTTGATTTGCTTGAATCATAAGCTATTCTTTTGCCCTTTTTTTTCTTGCGCCAAAGGATTTCAGCAACATGACGCAATTGAATAATGTCTTTTGAAATGCAATATTTTACAAAGTATTTTTCAACATCCTCAAATTCTCCACAAGTCAAATCTTTGAACTGATCATCAGGTCCAAACCTTTTGCCCCAGAAATGCTTCAGCACTGGAAGCGGTTGTTTGGTCAAATCAAGCTTTTCAATTAGCCCGTTCATCCAGGGCGATAATTCCCTGAAGCAAGTTTCATGCTCAATCAGTTGGAGCCAATTTTTGGGTAGCTTTAAATTTTTCGTCCTGTTTTTGAGGATAAAAATTATAATGTCATGTGTGGTACTTCCTTTGATTAATGCTTTAGCAATAAAGTCAAGTTCATCATGATCAAAAGCGTTCCAGGAATTAGGTAAAAGAACAATTAGGTCAATTACATTAGGCTTGTATAGATTGAGTTTTACTAAATTTAAATCGGACATTTTTACCAAATAATATTTTAATAAACATTAAAAAAGTCTTCTGGCGATGCCGGGTCTTTGCCAAAGAAGTAAAAGCTTCAGAATGAAATAGGCGGTAACGATTGCGGAATAAATCCCAAAGATTTTAAGCCAAACAGATTGTACAATTATTTTCTCGCTTTGGGTTTTAGAGACCTCTTCGGCGCTGATAAGCAATCCTTTATTTACTGTTTGAGCTTTTGTTTTTTGATAGTTTGTGTTCGTCTGGAATACAGAAGGAGGGCAGGGCACTTTTAATTTAATGTGCATTAAAGAGTCCAATAATGCACAAGCCAAACTATCGTGAAGTCTATTTCGAATGCCTGAAATTACATTTGATAAATCAACATCAACATTGTTATTGACAATTGTTGGCACTCCCTGAACCAAGCTGTCGCTTTCCTCCAGTGATTCGATTGGAGGGTAAAGCGTACCACAAATTTTGCCGCCTTTAATAGGATTGGCTGAAAGATATACGACTGTACGTTTATAATTGTAGCTGCTATCTTTCGAAGGGCTGCATCCAAAAAAGGCAAATGCCAAGATTAAAAGGGTGAAGATTGATGCTTTCATGATTGTTTATTTTGAAAATTTTTAATCTCATTAAGTTTACGTTCCAAGTTTTCAAGCTTGGATTTGAGTGCTCCGTTTTCTTTGTGTGCTTCATCAAGCTTTGCTGAAAGCATAGTATTGCTTTCTTTCAAGGAAATCATTTCACGTCTGAGGCTTAGAATTTCATCTTCTAAATCAGTAGCAATTTTTCTATATATGCCAAGCGCTTTGTCGATGTTGTCCAACTCAGCAGATTTTACTTCAGCATTATTTTTCCTTCTGGTGAAAACAAAAGTGAAAACTGCCGAAACAATAGAGGAGATAATGGGTAAGATTAGTTCTTTCATAAACCGTAGGCACCAGGTATATTTTGTTCGTTAAAAGATTTGGTTTCTACTTCTTCAGAAGATTTTTGAGGCATGGCATTGAACCAACTAGTAAATACTTCACTTGTAGCATTAGCATTTAAATAGCTTATGCTGTGGTCTAAAAGTTCTTTTGCAATATTTTCGCAATGCGTAGCGAAATTGCTTTTAGCCAGTTCACTTGCGCTTTGTTTTCTAACATCTGAAGCTGCTCCATCATTGCTACCAGGATAAACGGTAAGCACACCGTTGCCATCAATCTTTAGATTGAGTTCTATAACGGCTCTACTGAGAGTGAAATAAACTATTGACTTACTTAAAGTATTGACTAGCACTTTTTCAGTAGCAGAAAGATTAGCGGTTTTCTGCTTACTCTTTAACTGATTGAAAGTTTCACCAATTACTGGGATAATGATTAGGTCTTCCACAGTTTGCATGATGCTGAAACAAAGCGAAAAAAGCACCTGCGGCTGTGCGTTTTTGTAGAACAAACCAAAGGTTGTTCCATTGCGAACAAGCAATGAATTATAGCGCGTGAACTGTTCGCTGTCTTTCCATGGTGCGATGGAATCAGCATTCTTTTCTAGGTGCAGCAGCAAGCGGTCAAGTGCATTGTAGGCTCTATTCATCAATGAATAATTGAGCCTGCCTACTTGATAGCCAAATGCACTTTTTTGACGTTCGTCTTCATTGCGAGTCAATCCGCTACTATCAATCTTGATTTCACCTTCAGGAATATAACTCAAGACAACCATTGGCGCCAGGGCTTCAATGGTCATATCTTTTAAATCCTTTTGAGTGCCTGAGCTTTCAGTGATAGCATCAATGTAGTCTACTAGAGCTTTTCCAAGATGAGGGATAAGAAACGAGTTTTGAGCCTCCCGAACATGCGGCTTGATTTCGCTGAAATTTAGCGAACCAATGGAAACATATTCCCGTATTGTTTCTATTGAATTAATCAGCATTAGCTAAGCGTTTTAGTTGTTCCAGTTCCTTTATCTAGGGTATTGAGTACAATGGATGAGAAAAAGAAACGAAGTGATTTATCCCATTTGTTGAAGCGTTGCATCAGCTTCAGCGGCTCGAGTGCCAATGATCGCTCGCTGTAAAGCAAGTTGTCGAAGATTAACCAAGCTTCGCGTTTGTCTGAACCGCTTCCTGAAGAACCTGAGTAAGCTCCACCTGGCATACCTGCCCCAATAAGTGTGGGATCTACACCAAAAGCAAACAAGATTTCAGAATTGGCAGCAGCTGAGGTCATCAAGTCTTTCTCCACATTTACCTTTCTTTCTAGTGGTGTAATCTTTACATGCCCAAGCTCTTGTTTGGTTTGCTTGTCCACATCAAAATAAGTTACCATTGCCTTGTAAGCATTATCAGTTCCGGCAAGAAACTTATTCATAGAATTAAGCAATTCATTGCGGCTTTTCTTGCGCTCATCAGCTGCCATGGCTGACCATTTTTCTTCACCGTATTTCTTCATGAAATACGTTTCAGGGATTTCAATATGCCAAAGCAAATTGAAAGCGTTTTCATAAAGTGCCATAAACATTGACGGCACTTTTGAAGCAATCTGCAACCAACCGGACAATCTTGCACCGTCCCATTCAGCAAGCTGATAATAGGTTTTATTAGCACTTGGGAAATTAACCGGCAGGATAAAATTTCTTTTCTTGCTAGAAGCTAAATCGGTTAAGCTTTCAACTGGATTATACATGTCAATTGCTGGAAGCGATTTCATGTATTTATTATCAAGAAAATTATTTGATGTTTCTGAGGTGCTGATTTGTTTCTTGTATTTTACATACTGATCCTTTGTTGGCGACCACATTTTAGACAAGTAAACGGTATTAATTTTACCTTTATCATCCATATTTTTAAATCGACAATCACAGCTTTCCTGGTGGACCCATCGCCTCAATTTTTTGCCATCTTTTGACAAAATACCTTCTGGAAAACAATTCCTGAAGGTGACAAAATCCTGAAAGAACTCAGTGTAAAATCTGTCGAAATTATTGTTCTCCTCGAAGATGTCCTCAACTTCAGAATAGGCGCCTGGTTGCACAGGCTCAATAATTTCTGAACCGTCCTTCTCATAACCAACCAAGCGCCCTAGACGAACGCCTCTCCCTAAAAGTGCTGCGGATTTAAACGCAATTGCACGTTTAGCGACGCCAGAAGAATCAATTTCTTTTACAATATTTTGCGGGAATTGGTTGTCTTCCCCCCAGGGCGCAACATCAAGGCTGTTGACGATTTTTTTAAGTTGAACGGAAGTAGCAGCTCCTGAACTACCAGAGCCACCGGCACCGATTGTAGCAGGTGATGAAAAATATATGCCAATGCCTCCAGCTGAAGGCAAATAAGCAATGTCACCATCCATGTAAATGTTCATAATACTCTTTGTCCGTTGATCATGAAAATGAACCTGTAATGCAGCTTTCTGAACTGTCCGTTACTCAGCATCACATTTCGGGTGAAATGAGTGCCATGATCTGGATTTTTAGAAATAACAGTACGGTTGTTTTTGGTAGGCTCAGAAGGCTTGCTTTTGCTAGTGCTATTGGGCAAAGATTGGTGCAACCTGCAACGCTTGATGCGGATGATTTCGCCAAATCTCCCACGGCGTTCATCAGCGCTGACGTAAGCAAGCGACACCCATTGTCCGGTATTGAGCAAATCAAGAGCAGCCTTCAAATCGAGCATGATGCTAAAATCATGCTAATCAAGGAGTAGGAAAAGGACAAAAAAAATATTTTTCACCAAAAATATTTGGTGAAATAAAAAAAAGTTTACCTTTGTGATGAACAAAAGCAGGAGCTCGACCTGTTGAAAAATGCGAACCAATTCAAATGTCAATTCAAAAAAAGCTACAAGCTATTCAATCCAAGTACTGCAACATCAACTACAATGAAGACAACTACAGCGTAGGTGGAGGGTTAACAGATGGTAAATTTGCAAGTAATAGACACGAAGATGCCAAATTCGATGAAGGTAAATTAACTCTTGGTGAGTGTACTCAGTTGTTCAAAAAAGCCACTGGCTTAGAAACAAAAGTTGTAACGGCGATCATTGAATACAAATTCCCTAATCTAGAGTGGCATCATGCTGGGAAGCTACCAAAGCAATATGGCGGCGGCATGAAGAAAACCTATTTTGTAAACGCCAATGAAATTTGTCAATTAGCCACTAATTGGGAAAAGATTGCAGATGAGTTCAATGAAAAATTAAGCTTGCAGCAAAGAGCAAAAGAGTTAGCTATTGAAAAGCAAAATAGGTTGCAAGAGTTCAGAAAGGCAAACGCTACGTTTGTAGAAAGAGTCACCAATATCCCTGATCATTTTGATGTCACAAGCAGAGAAATGAACGGTAAATACGGATGGTTTGAGGCGCAAAGCAGATATAATATGCCAATCTATTACAGTGGCTGGCAATTCCCATCAGAAGAATTATATTTACAATATTCAAAAATGATACATGAGTAAACTACCTGAATTTCTACTGGTTCCCTACTTACCGGCTCGTCCTGGTGTGAAATTGATCATTCACACCAAGACGACTGCTCATTGGCAAGTGGCTGAATTTGAAAGCTTAAACGATAGGGCTAAATGGGTTGGCAATACTGATTTCGCTAAGTTGGGCGCTTATACCTTGAATCTTCACAAGTCCTATCCGTATGCGTTATTGTGTACAGGTGCCTTGGATACGAAAACAGAAATCCTTGAGGACAAACTTGTAGCTATTGGTAATCGTGCATCTGATTGGTACGCTACTCAATGGATCAACGAGCGCAAATCAAGCAGAGAATTGCCCGAAGATGGCGGTTTTAAAGCTTTTTACATTTGTGAAAACAGGATTGAGTGGGAAGGACAAGAAGCAATTATCAAGCTGAGCTACCCGAGGGTCTTTATCCGCTACAAAGTAAGTGAAGCATACTTCAGCAGCTATCAGCAATTCTACCAGTCTATAGCAGTTGTGGAGTGGCTTGATGGTGAAAAGCCAACAGATGAAGATGAAGTGCAAAAAATATTCACTGATTGTTGGAACTACTTAGCCCTGGAAGAAAGAAAGCTAGAGGAGGATTACGATAATGATTGAATTGACGAAAGAGCAAGCCACAGAATGGCTACGCCGAAATAAAGACTACATCAAACCTTCAGTAATTGGAAAGGCAATTGGTGTAGATCCTGGCACCATGACAAGAATTATAACAGGCGCACTTGATACGAGAGGGTATCAAGTGTCGCTTCCTGATCGTTGTCTGCCTGAGTTGAATAGGGTGATTGGGGAGATTATATTATTGCCTTCAAGGGAGTAAGCTATCTACTACATACGCCACAAGTCCCACCATTTTCAGCGCAGTTCTTGCAATACTTACAATTTTTGCATGCAGTACAATTTTTATCTCTTGAACATGTTCCTGAAGTGAACGCGAAAAAGGCTAAAGATGCACCCAATAAAGCAACAGATGAAACTAGTAATAATTTGTTTTTCATAACTATAAGTTTCAGTAAAGATAAAAAAGTAAATATTAAAAAAGCCCAATAGAAATTGGGCTTAATGAACAGCGTAATCCGAGTCTATGTTGCGCGTCTTTCTGTGGTTTTACCACATAATATCGTATCTCTCTAATTGGTTATGACAATAGAAACCTATATCCCAATGGGATGCGTTTAAATCATTATTTATTAAATTTTATAGAGACTCTTTTAACCCAATCAGTTGATTGGTTATAAAGATTGACAATTGATAGCTTTCTTGAATCCGTATAGCTTCATGAATGTCCTCATGCTCCTTGAGTACCTGGATACTGAAGGTGGAAAAAGATTTGTGTAGGTCTTCTCTAAGCTGATGCAAATCTGCCGCACCGCAGAGGTGCAAAGAAGTGGTTAAAAATTGCTGCTGAAAAGCTGGAAGAGGATTTTGTTTTTCTTCTCGTGCTCGCGACATAAGAAAGGAAGTTTAAAAAATGAAAAATAGGTCGCTCACCGCGAACACGTCCATTGATGAACAATAGAATTGATATGGGACTTACACCCACATGGCGACCATGATTTAAAAAAAGTAAATGTCTATTTATTGTGTTCATAAAATTGAACGTCTTCGCAATACAAACGTAGGAAATCTTTTTTAAAAAACAAGAGAAATTTTAAAATCGTTTTAAAATCATTACAAAAGCTATTATTTTTAAACCTTAAATCTATTATTATGAAAAGAATATTACTGGCTGTAATTGCAGTCTTATTAACAACATCAGCTTTGTTTGGACAGACCAAAAAGGTTGAAGAATTACTAAAGAGCATTGAAGGTAAGTATAGCTTCGATGATAATGGTAACATCACTTTTTCTAGAGTAGTTGTACTCGTTGATTCTACAACGAAAGATTCCATGTCAAAAGAAGAAATTTACAACAGAGCAAACGCTTATTTTACCTACAACTATGTTAATGGTAATGCCGTTATTCAAATGTCTGAAAAAGCCAATGGGATTATTATTGCCAAAGGGATTTATTTAAATTTAAACTACGAAGATGTTTTTGAAAATAGAATAGTTGATGCATATCATATTCTAAGGATTGATGTAAAAGAGGGTAAAGCAAGAATATTACTAACAATAAGTAACTATAAATATACTGCTCCATGTGGACCGGGATGCACGACAGTTAAAGAAATGAAGATTTCAAATAACTATCCATTTAACCCTAAAGGAGAGAAGAAAAACTTAATGGGCAAATCCTTTGTCAAAACATATAACCTAGCAATGAAAACCTTAGACGAACTAGCGAAAGCAATTAAAGAGGGTAATACTTCAAAGGCTATTGAGAATAAAGAGTGGTAGTAAGCACTACACGTGATTAATAAAAAAGCCCCAAACGGGGCTTTTTTATTATATATCTTCTACGTTTAAATCATCCCTAGTGTCTAAATATACATCCCTAAGGTAAATGCCTATTATATTTGATATGCTATCAAGATTAAGCGCAACTTCTACATCTTCGCCATCAGCATTTTTACCTTTATAATAAGGGTTATTAAAGATGTAATCTTTAATTTTTTTGAAAGATGGATCATCATGAAATTCATATATAATAGCCGGTGCTTGTATTTGAGAATCTAAAGCAGTATTAATCCCTCTCAAATTCATTCGTTCAATTAATATTAACTTATTATCATCAACGAATTTGTCCCCGCCTATTTTATTAAGAATTTCAAATCCTAATGGCGTTAATCGTATTGGGCTTTTAGACATAAATAGATTTGAATCAAATGACTTATCCTTAGATTTAAGATAAATCAATAAATTGCTTATAGATTTTTTAATATCATTTAATGCGGGTATGATTTCCTGCTCAACCTTTTCCCCATGTTTTTCAAAGCTTTTTACTTGCTTTTCGAGCGAATAATACCACTTGGCGACACGTAGCGTTCCTAATATAACACACACAATCGTTGCAATAAACATCGTTATTAACGGGATGTGTTCAGAGCACCATTTTACAATAATATCTTGCATATGAATTATGCTAAATAATTAAAAGAATTCAACTAATTAGCCCGTATGAATGCTTGGCAAAATTAGTTGTTTAGAAAAATAAAAAAGCTAAGTAATGACTATTGATTGATAAACATCATACCCAAGCAAGTATTAATATTACCACAATCAATTATTTTCTTAACATTTCTTACGTTGCTTCGTTTTGGGGGGATTGAATAAACCCTTAGATTTGAAAATTACTCCTTGCATAGTTTAGCTTTAGTTTTAGTTTTTTTATCACAACAATTTTATCAGTGTGATACATTTTTTCGCACTGCTAAGGTATAGCTATTTTTGAAATCTTTAAACATTTTTCAAATTCCTATTCATCCTTGATTAATTCCTCCAACAGCTCGTGATTTTTGCTCTAAAAAATCAGCTTCACGAACGTCTTTCATCACGACAACAGCTTTTAATTTTGTCTTCATTGTGGCAATTTCAGCCTTATTTTCATCCAATTTCAAGGCAAGCATTGAAAAAAGCGCATCAAATCTGTCCATATCAATATCAGAAAAGCCATTATTATTGCCAGCAATTCCACCTTTTCTCATCATTGGAACTGCATCTGAAGAAATAGTTCGAGACTGTAAAGGATCCTTAAGCTTGAGGGCGGCTCCATCGCGGTACATGCTGTTATAAATGAGTTGGTCAAGAATGTCTTTATTGTTGGCATAGGTTTTTTTGGAAAATACCCAAAGCGGCTCACCTCCTTCAACATTTGCAACAGTTTTTCCAGTGCTTCTATCAACCAGGTCAACACCTCCCTGTTCATGAGATGATCCAGGAACTATCAAACCTTTCCGTCCAATTGGTGGCTCGGTGGAGGCAATTTCAGCAACGGTGGCTAAACCTAAACCCGTAACTATTCCTGAAACAATCATGTTGAAAGGATAAGGGTAATCTTTGTATGACCTTACGGCGCCTTCAAATGTTGACATCAAAGCATTGGCAATAGCCAAAGCTTTTTGGCGCTGAAATGCCTTCTTGTTGTACTCCCTTTGTCGCTTATCTGCTTCTTTATCAAGCTTTGCAACCTCTTTTTCATATTGCCCTTTAGAAATGATGTTCCTATCTAGTAAATTTTTATAATGTTCTTTTTTCTTCTCATTCCTGGACTGATAATTTTGAAGATCATTCTGTTCAGATGTATTAACAGCACTAGCATAGCTGTTTAATGAGCTGAGCGTATCATTTAAAGCTCTAGCATACATTTCGATCCTTTGTCTTAAGAAATTGGCTGTTAAGTCTAAAATTTCTGCATTGAGTTTAGCTTCAGCTGCTTTTCTTTCATCAGCTGTAAGCTTATTTTGCTCCATTTCAGCCTTATGCTTTGCTTTCAAAAAAGCGATGTGAGCATCTAATTCTTTTTTGCTTCCAGCATTTGCCTTAAGCATTTCAATTTCAGCCTGTGCAACCTTGTCAGCTAAAGCTTTTTTGTCGGCATCTTCACGATTTTTGATTCCTAATTCAAGCGCTTGTGTTTTTAATTTTTCAGTATCATCAGCGGCTTTTTTGGATATGTTTTTAAATTTTTCAGCCAAAGCAGCTCTAGCAATAATTTCCTGTTCATCCAGCAGCTGGAGCCTTAATGAATGCTCTGATTTATCAATTATTTCATTTATGTAATCTTGATGAACTAGTTGACGCTGTTTATTGATGTTGTCGGAAATACTTTGTTGTGATGTTTCATATTGAGCATCAATTTTCTTTTGGTCAGGTAAAAAAAACAATTGAGCAAGAGTTGATTTAGCCTCTTCAATACCTGCCATTTTTATCAACTTCTTTGTTGAACTGGTAACAATATTTTCCAGTCGAAGTGCAAATTTTTGAGCAGTTTTTTCATCCATTGAACCGTTTGTAATGGCTGCGTCCATTTCAATTTTCAATGCATCAAGCTCTCTTTTAACTCGGTCAACAAGTCCAGATTTATCACCTCCGTTTTTCTTTCCATCAATGGCATCAAGCTCTTTTTGCAGTTTGGCTCTTTCGGCACGATTGGCAGCGATGGCAGCTTTGTCTTTGATGGAAATACGGTCCAAATCTTCATCCAGGGCTTGGATTTTTTGACGCAAGCTTCCGATAACTTCTTCTGTTTGGGTTGATGTTAATTGAACCTTTGGTCCAATCGTTGCCGTCTGAACCTCTTCGATTTTAGTCAACAAAATAGATTGTTCCGCTAATAACTTATTATATTGAACAATACTGTTATAAACATCTTTAGGCAATTGTAGGTCATTTTCTAACGCAAAACCTAAATTGGCTCCATTGAAAGAAGTTTTTTTCTCAATCTTAGTTTTAGACTTTGCCTGATACTGCTCAATGTATGTCTCTAAATCAATCATTTTAGCGGAAATCTCACCCATTTGTTCAGAGAATACTCTTGATGCAGCACTAGCTTGAATAGATTCAGCAGCCTTTTGATAAGCTGAGGCAACTTTACCAGCAAGAATTTCTTCAGTTTTAAGATTGCCAAATATTTCAGGGAATAATCGTTGTAAATCTTGCGAAGCCTTGATCCGCTTGTTCATCGATAAATTGACATTTTCAATCCCAGTACGAAGCGTAACCAGCTGTGTGAACTGAGCCGCGCTTGATTCTACCGTTCTTTTTCTTAGCTCATTTTCATATTTCTGGATTTCAGTCAATTCTTTTGATGAACGCGTCAAAGATTGAACAGCAAAAATTGTAGCACCGATTAAAACAAGTGCCGCGCTAAGCGGATTAGACCCGATAACGGTATTGAGCAATAACCATTCTGCTCGAAGCTTTGCCAAATTACCAGTTAGTAAAGCCTTAACCATGCCTAAAGTAGTGGTTGCAATAATATCAGCTTTAGCAGCAGCTGTAGATAAGATTTGAGCTGCTGTTTGCCCTTTCAATCCTGTGATGGAAAGGCTGATCCATTCAATGAATTTTTTGCCCCATGAGGTATTGACAATTAAAGCAGCGGTCCAAACGCCTAAGCTTGAAATATTATCTTTTAAGAAAGTCAATATGTTTGGAAGCACTGATAAAAATGAACTAAAACCATTAACCGTTCCAACGATCATTTCATTAATGGCTCCTGAAGTAACTAACGAATTTATTTGCTTTGAAACCTTATCAACAGTTGCAGCGAAATTGTTATTCTTCTCATTATATTCATCAATAATACTGGTGCCTTTTGCAATCTCAGTATTGGCTAGTTTTTGTTGCTCTCTTACCAAATCAATGTTTTCACTCAACACAAGCATAACATTGCTGCCTCGTGCGCCATCAATGCCCAGGGAGCGCATTTTTTCAATAAAAGCTTCAGTAGTAGGAGAGAGCGCTTTTAAGTTCTCAAGCCATTGAAGGAATGCTGCATTTGCTCCCTTGTCATTGATGAGTTTGCCTAATTCACCTTTAGCGAATCCAGCTGCTTTACCAAACTGATCAGATTTTGATATGAAATCAAGGAAGAAAGTATTTAAAGCGGTTGCAGCTAGTTCCGTTTGTTGTCCGTTAACTTCCAAAGCAGCTGCATATCCAAGGATATCACCAGCTGCAATTCGAGCAGTTTGTGAAGTGCCCGCCATACGGAAAGCAAAATCAACCTGGTAACTTTCAGAAGCGGCACTAGCTTGACCAACGGCATTAATCCCTGATGCAATGTTGGTCATTTCAGTATCGAATATTTGAGCAATTTTAGCCAACTTATTGATGGCGCCATCTCCCAAATCTTCACCCAGGGCTACATTGATTTTATCAGCTTGTTCAACGAATTTTTTAATCCCTTCAACACCTTCAATACCTAATTTACCTGCATCAGTTGCCAACTCACGAAGCTTTGAATTGGAAGTTCTGGTATCCATTGTTTTCAATTCTTCATTAAGCTGCTGAACTTCCTGTTTAGTTAAGCCAGTAGTTTTCTTGATATCAGCATTTTGATCAGCCATTTTCTTTTGGGCAGCAATCAAATTGCTAACCTGAGATGTAAGGAATTCAAAGCCTAAATAAGATGTGGCTAAAACACCAAATTGCAACACTTCAGCTTTAATGCTACCAAGAGCAGCTTTGAAGCCAAAAGTCCCATTCCGAACATTTTTGAGCCTAGAAGAAACTGCATCAATTTGATTTTGGAGTTCAAAAAATTCTTTGGTTTGAGGCGTTGCAATGTTTTTTAATTGCTGCAATCTTTTCAGCTCAGAGGTAAGTTCTTTTTGCGACAAAGCAGCTAAACCTAAACCCTTTCTCAAATCAACTATACGTTGATTTGTTACTGCATATTCAGCATTTAGCTCCTTCCATTTTTCCCTTCCTTCTTTAGTTTTTCTGTTTTGGTCAGCCATTTCAGCCTTCAGCTGAGCAGCTTTCTTCTGAAGCTGATTTAATTCATCCTTTCCTTTGTCCCCATTGATATTGATGGACATATTTATCACGTCAGTACGAACGCTCATAGTTGCCTTTTGCAATAAAATTGACCATTGGCCAACCATTAAAAAAGGACATAGCCACCGCTTTTCTTTGCTTCTTTCTTTTCCCGGTGGAGGAAAAGAAAGAAGTCCCCGCAAGTGAACACTTGCGGTTACTTCTAATATGTTTGAATTAAATCAAACCTTCATCAGAAAATGAAAAATAATCATCAGCAGTAACAATTATATGGTCAATCAACTGAATGTCCAAAAGTGCGCAAGCCTCTTTCAATTGCTTAGTTAACTTCTTGTCTTGCTCCGATGGGCGAAGGTTTCCGCTCGGATGATTGTGAAATACGATAATACCTTGACTCAAGCAATTAAGCGCAAGAGAAAACAAGATTTTAAAATCAACAACCGTTGATTTTATTCCCCCTTCGGAATGCTTATGAAGGGCAATCAAGTGATTAGCTTGGTTAACGAACGCAACAAAGAAAACTTCTTTGAGTTCCATAAAATCGGCATAATGTTCTTTAATCATGTCGTAGGCTCTGGAAGCCGATTTTATCGTTGTCCTCTCATTAACGGAGGTCAAATAACGATAACTTAGTTGAACATCTGCAATCGAAAAACAATTAGGATTTGTTTTCATAAAATCTGTACTGCAAGAGTGTGCAGCGCACTTTATTTGGTTATAAATCAATTAAAAAATCATAAAACATTGAATATCAATACCTTTTGAACATCGTATTTTAAAAAATACGAGGTTTTAAAATCAAGACCGCTGCCCACGCTGTCCCTTTTTTACGTTCGTATAAACAAAATCTATCGGAAATATGAAATACGATGTTATTAATAGAAATTATCTATTTAAGGGCGCTCCTCACCATGCCGATATTGCTTGCTTCTATTTGCAGCGGTGAAAGTCTTTGCCAAAGCCTGTTTAAGCGATTTGAGATTCGATAGCTTATTGTTATAATCAGCTTCAGCAGTTTCAATTTTGCTTAGTGCATTAACGAACTGACTTGTAGCGTACCCTGTGGTCATAGCTTTTGCAATGCATTTCTTTAAATCATTGATTCGAATTGTTTCGATTACAGAGCCATATCGGTAAGGATAAAAGGAATTAGTAAGCCACAGTGAGAAGCAAACCCAAAAGCATTTTTCTAATGTGTCCTGGTCTTCGCAGCTTACCACGAAGCAGTTACGCCAAATGTTTGTACGTGACGGTTTACCGCAATTCTTTCCTTTGTTCAATACATAAAAATGATGGCTGAGATTCGTTTCTCCTGGTTTGTGTGTTTTGAAGGTGAGTTCTTTCATAAAGGCTCTTTCTCGCACTCGGGAGACTTTGTGAAAGAACTATTTAGCCACACACAACTTTAGAGCCTCAGCCATTCCATTGTATAGAACAAAGGCTATATTTGTCGTATAAACTTTTGACTATGAGTAACAAGCAAGACAAGGATGAAAAAATGCAACGGTTCATCTACAAGTCACTTCCATATCTACTTGCACTAAGCATAATTAGTCCAATCATATTTAGCTGGGTGGACAGGCTTGGATGGTTCAATTTCAATGAGGCTACTTCTCATGTTGGTGGTACAATTGGTGGAATCTCAGCTCCTTTTGTTAGCTTATTAGCAGCAGCTTTAGTTTACCTATCATTCAAGGAGCAGATAAAAGCAAACGAAAACGTTATTAAAATTTATTCACACCGAATTAAATTTAATGGAGTAGACAATCTGTACAAATTATTGGAGAATTATTTTGAGGGTTTCCATCACAAGCAAGATGGTGAGCAAACTCAATTAAGTGGACAAGCAGCACTTCTGTTTTTCATAGAAGAGTTCAATGAATTTGCAAACAAGAATAGAATATACGGCCAGGGGCACATAATGGAAACAAGACAACAGAATGAATGTTTGAAATATTTGCAAAATCGTTTTATTCAATTGAAATATTTATATAAAATACTTAAAACAACAAAAATTATTCTTGACAGGATAGATATACTAGATGACCAAAACAATGAATCTAAACAAATGAAAAAATTTTATTTTGAAAACATGAATGTTCTTGTATCAGTAAATGACTTAGTTGAATTAAATGGGGCTATAAATAATATTATTATTCTATTAGAAGGAAATAAATTTTTAGATGATAAATATAATAAGCCAAGCTATAGCATGATATGCATTATCAATAAAATTATATTAGAAATTGCAAATCTTCACATGAAAATAAGAGAAGCGTTAAGGATTGACCCAGCTACCTTGTAGCAAGGAAAGCCTGACCCAAAGGGGAACGCCCTAAATCAAATCCATACTCATTTCATCATTGTAATTATCATCCTCCCAAACTAGCCCTGACTCACAAATACCACTCACCAACATATCGCCCGCTTCACCAAAGTGTGGAGCGTCTAATGCAGGAAACTTAGGGTCTTTTTCTGCTGACTTATCTTTACCAAATCCATCTTTCACTTTCACTGCTGGAGTTAAAAACATACTGTTTATCCAGTGCTCACACTTATCACGGTTATACCTAAAAGTAAAAGGGTAATAGCCATCCTCACTAAGCAAGTGTCCCCACATTGAATATCGTTTTGAGTGCCCAATTGCTTGACCTATATATCTTGGAATCACAATAAAATCATGATACCTCAAGCGTCTAATCACTTCATCTGAAGCTGAACCACTGTGCCCAAATTCGGCTATCAATGTATGATCATACCAAAAGTAAACCACACGTTTTTGATGAAATTTATAATACTCACAAAACTTGTCAACGGTATCTTGAATTTTATAAGGTGGCTCACTCCAAAAAGAATTAATCCCTCTGATTTCAAACCCATTTACACGCTGAGCAACGACCATCGGCGTGAGTCTTCTGTTGTTATCAATGGCAATGTGCAGTACCTTATTGCTGTCATAGTCTGCATCCCATTCAGCACCAGCATTGCTCAAAGCTTCAAAATCATAGCCTCTCTTTTCAAATGCATGATAATCATAATCAAAATAGCCATGTTTTTCTTCGTTTAAATCAGGATAAAATCCATCATCTATTTTCCTAGGCTTTCGGTTAAGTATGGTTGTATTAAAGGTGAAATCATCCATGTCACGCATTAGCTGACGTATGAATTGAACCCCTAATCCATCAATATTATCCAAGGTTGAAGCTTCATGATAAAATACTAAATCTTGCCTCAAATGATTCATGATTGCTTCAATTGTAGCATAGTCTTTCAACAGTTTTTTACGTTCGCTTTCGCTGCAATCTCCAGCTAGCACACTGCGAATAAATTGCAATGATGCATCGAGCTTCATCAACTCATTTACCTTTTCATTATCCGAGTTTTCTGCTTGATCTAATAACCATCTTCCAGATGTGCCAACTGGCATATCACTCGTGAAAGTTATGCCGTGATGATGTGGGTCATTCGCAAATGCTTTTATCAAGCCTCGGTTAGCAGGGTAGAGTTCATCTTTCAATCGGTCATGGTTCAGTAGTTTAGCTTCATCACCCATAATCCAGTCAATGGAAATACCATTAGCAGAGCCTATGTTGTCCTGGCTTAATAATGAAATTCCCGAACCGCTCCACCAACTAATAAAGTAATCATATTTCAATGGCAACTGATAAGGACCTTCCCACTTCCACATCCGTTTCCATTTATCAGGCGGCTTTTGACCAATCAAATAATGAACACCAAGTTTATAACCTAATTTCTCCCAACCTTTAATCACTGGCGGCAATGTTCTGGTAAGAAGCTGCTGAAAGGTAGCTCCTTGAAACACACCTCGACAACGTCGCATAGTGTCGAGCCTCTTGATGCTTTTAGTAGCAATTACTCCTTCAGTTTTACCAGTTCCACGTCCAGCAATAAAAGTCTCAAAAGGAGCATCTACTATTGCAGACCTAAGCTGTGGCACATTATAATGTAGATTTTGCTTATTCATCTAGGACCTCCGCTTCTGTAATGTCTTTACCAGCAATGTCAATCACGCCACCATACTTTCTTTTCAAGTCTTTAGCTAAGGCTCTGATTTCATTTATATCTTGAATTTTCACACCAATCAATTCAGGGTTATATTCCAGGATGTTTTGACGTGGAATAAATTCATCTGCCAAGCTGCTTTCATCATCAGGAAGCATAGCAATGAATTTTTGTCTATTCTTTTCGAGCTGTGCATAAGCTTTCAAATCATTGGAATCTTCAGCTTTCTTCAACATTATTCTATTGATTTCAAGCTGAATTTTGATTTCAAAAAGCTTATTGATGTTGATGGTAGTGGTGAAAATTTCTCTACAATCTTTGACATCACGCAACGCCTGAGGATAGGAGATATTAAAGCTTTCTTGAAGCATTTCAACAACTTCATGTTGTGCATATTTGCCGCTAACAAATTGATTGTAGGCAAACTCATAACGCTTCAATTTTATTTTCTGCTCATCTGTCAATGAGATATTACTAATCCTATTGGTGATATAGGCTTGAATAGCTTGCCAGTCATTGATTTCTTGAGCAGCAATTTCAGCTGACAAAGCAATTTGATTCTTATTTTGTTCCAGGGCTTGTTTTACGTTTGTTTTCATCGTTCGTTCAGTTTAGCGGCACTTTCATCTAAAAATTTAATAGCCATCGTTTGAGCCGGAACAGAGCCTTTGATGGAGTAATCAATAATTTTTTCTCTTAATAAAATCTCGGTTTCCAATCTTCCTTTCATGTAGGCTTTAAAAGCTTCAGAACTTTCCTTTCGACATTCTTTCATAAACTCCTGAATGTCCACACCAATAACGATTGCAATGGATTTAGAAGGGAATAACAATTTGGACATGGTTTGGATTTGCTCCAGCTGCGCTTTAGTTAGTTCCATTGATATAGTCAAGAATTTTATTTTTAAAATCAGAAACAACACCAGGGATCTTAGTGATCACTCCAGCTTCCAATCTTGGGTTAACTGTCCAGTTAGCTGAGCCCATCACCATTAAAGATTCTTTAGGGGTTTCAAGCACCATGATTTTAGCATGCACAGCTGTATAACCAATTGACGTACATAACTCCTGAAGGAATTGGTCAACCTTTGGGTAACGCCTTGGGAACTCACGGTCAAGCAACATATGAAGCTCGTTAACCTTGTTGTCATCCTGAAGACTTGAAAGGATCCTTGCGGGAAATTCCGTAATGCTGTAAGTGGACAAATAAAGGTTAGCAGGGTAGAAGTGCTTCAGTAAAGCCTCTAACAAATCATGCGAACTGAATAGTCCATCTGAAGTGAAAAAAACCTGTTCCTGACTTCGAATCATTTCAGCCAATTGTTCAGCACTATTCATTGTCTTTTTGCCTTTAAGTAGTGCCTTTATGTCCAGTAGCATTTTCGTATTGTTTAAGGAGTTTTTCTAATCTTTCTTCTCTTTCTTTGATTGCAGATAGCACTTCAGCCGTTTGATCTTTCTTGCGCTTGTACCAGGAAAGATTTTTCCTGATGTTAGTTATCTCCTGAAATAGTCGCACTGGGTCAATCACTTCATGGGCTATGGTTGGCGGAAGCGACTCATGCTCTAGCGCATAGCGGTACTTATCATAAGCATTGTCAACATCATACTGCAGCTCATGCAGTCTGATGGCAAGCTTGTTCCTAGATTCAACAGCATTTTCACTATTTTCCAGTGGCTCCTCCTCGAGTGGACAAAGGGAAAAAAGAACAGCCCTAACATCCATCATTTCCTTATACAACAAATCAGCTTCACGTTTCGCAGCTTCAGCAATGGGGTTGGATTTGTCTTTTGAAATTTCAGGAACGGAAACAGGGGATTGAATAATTGGGGTTAAAACAGGTTTAGGTTTAGCCAAAACAGGATTTAATAGCTGCTTGAGGCTATTAAAAAGAAGCACTTTATTGGTTGGATTTTCGCCCTGGTGTAAACGGCGCAAAATGGAGGCATCACGACCAAATTCAGCATAAAGCTGTAATCCTTGGGCGTAAGGTTTTGAACTATTAAGCCATGCTTTTATCTGCTCCATAACTCGAAAGTAGGAGAGCGAAGCAGCAGCTAAAAGGACAAACTAACTTTTGGAATACTTGAAATAAAACCAGTTTTTCATTTTAAGACACAGTTCGTGTTCGGTTTCTGTATCAATTTCGTCCCATCGCTCATGTGGGAAAACTCTAATCAAATCGTTTTGACGAACGATTTTGCCTACAAATCTAGGCTTTCGGGTATGGATTATGTATTCGCCTTCTGATTTAACATCATCAGCTTTGGAATACAAAAACTTGGGAAGGCTCATTTTACTTTTTTTTCAACAACCATTCAAATTTAAATGCGGCAGTAGGTCTGCATTTAAATCCCCATGTTTCCAACCATATAGCCAAATCAATGGCATTATAGTCTTCGCTTGGGAACATCTTCTGAAGCTGAGTGAAAATTTCTTCTGTGTTGAGAAAATACTTTGCATCAGCTGGAGTTAATGCCGGCTCATACCACGTGAGAATCAATTGCTTGATTCTATAACTAATATCATATGACAAAGGTTGTTGCTGCTCCATAAAAAAAGCCCTGCGGCGTGCGCAACATTATCCCAGATTACTCCGAGTGTTCCATGGTCTTACCATGGTCCGCAGGGTTGATCATGAGTCAGCCCTTGCGGAGTAATCCTAAATTGAAATAATGTTGCGCGCTGTAAAAATACGAAAAAAGCCTCCATGAATTATTATTAAGATGTACCTAAAAAGTGGTAAACAAATAAAAAGAAAATAAAAAATGAGACATTAATTTTACAGAAAAATTATATTTTATGAATTTTAAGGTAACCGTTTGGAGAGATACTGGAAAAACAAACGATAATGGGAATAAATACTATGAAGTTGAAAAAGAAATTGAATGTCAATCAAAACAAGAAATGGAGATTGTATTTGAGCAAACTCACAACGAATATAAAGATGATTATAATGCGTATGTAACATATTCTTACAGCAGGAATTATAGATAAAAAAAAGCCCCCAAGAATGGAAGCTTTTTCTATAGTTATGCAAAAGTAATTCGTTATGGTTTCTTGGTCACAGTTCCTTTGTAAATCATAACAGCGCTTGCTGTCGTTTCCATTGTCACCTTATAACCTTTCTTTCCATCCTTGTTGGTGCCAGTTGTCCACTCAACAGCTGTCATCCAGCAGTAAGAGCAGCTGCTACCTAATTGGTAGTAGATACCAGTTTCGCATTGAGAATCTTTGATTAACACAATGCCGGGAGTATTTTTCAAATTCTTGATGAACTCATGCAATTTGGCATATGATCCAGGAACAAAAACTTCCAACTTAGGATTGAACTTCATGGATCCAGGACTACCAATTCCAGCAGCAGAATTTTGGTTTTCAAATGGGGAGCAAATCACTTCAATAAAACCTTCACCTGCATTAAAAGTGTGGTTTGCTGTGATCGTTACTTCCTCACCTGGCGTTGGTGTTCCAGGTGATGCCGTAAGTGTAGGTCCCTTGATATCGCTAAAGGCAGCAACTGGCGCCCACAAAAAACTATCAGCAACTCCAGTCTCGGAGTTGATAGGTTCTTTTAAGTGATCAAAATCGTACATAAAAATATTTTAATGAATTAATGAATTGGATTGATGAACTTCTAAAATTTAAACGAGTGGTTTTTAGTAGATGATTTTGAAAATGCCATTGCTGTCAAATTCTGCCTCATCTCTTTCCTCCCAAGCAAGCTCTAGCAATTCGTTGCGCAAAGCTTCATTTTCAGCTATTTCAGTAGCTGTATATTCTTTACCCTTGTAGCTCAATCGAGGCGGTAAAATGCCATAAGTAAGCGTTGTTTCGTTACCTTCTGCATCCGTTCTAACCTGCTTGAAAATTGCTTTTGGCTTTCTTCCTATCCCATTAGTGTTCTGAATAGGTGCTTTTTTATTTGGTGTAACTTTAGCCATAAAATGGATTTAAATAAATGGAGAAAAAGTATCCTCCATTGCTGAAGGATACTCGATTATCTTAGTTGGCTTCGTTGATGTACATCAAGCCAGGGATTCTCACTTGGAATCCTAGAGCAGCTGCTACACCAATGTCAAAGCCCCACATTTGTTGAATGATATTTGCCTTAGCTAGATCACCAGTTAAAGCATCAGCACCCATCAACATGTTTAATTTTGGCGTAAGGATAATTCTGTTTGAATTTCCCATCCAACTTACGGGCTTAAGTTCACACAAACCACGGCTTTGGCGCAAGTAAACTGGGTTCAACATGTCTTCCCCACGTCCTGTGTTGTAATTTTTTGACTCAAGATATTCCTCATAAGCTTCATACTTGCTCATAGACATATACATTTGCCATTTCCATCTTGAAGTTCTGTACTTGTTAGGCACATTTCTCCAAAGCAATTTGAACTTATCAAGCGCATTGGTATTATTAATCGTACCCAATGTTTGAGGCACAATTAAATCATCATCGACAAGGTCATCAATGATTTTACCATATCCATCAGCAACATCTACAGCTGCATTTCCAGCAGGGTTGTAATCGCCAAAATAAGATGTGCTGTCATTCAGCTCTTCGCCAAATTTTGAAAAGATACCCTCCCAGATATATTGCTCGAATGGCATAATATCTCCTGGCTCACGAGCTACACCTTTCTTTGGCATCATGGACGCTAAATAGGTTTGGCGGTAATCCTCTGGGATTACAGTCAATTCAGCTTTACCTAACTTAACATCAAGCTCTCTTGGTTTAAAGCGGAAAGCATCAGGCTTAGCCTCAAACTCAGCTTTAAATGGCTTAACAATATTGTCAATTTCAAAATGAGATAGAATCATTTTGTTCTTGACGTCAGGTAAAAAAGTAACATCATTAATGATGTCCATTGACTGAAATGCCAACATTAGGAGATCACTTGAGTGCTCTCCTAAGTATTGTCTCATCTCATTGGTTACCTCGTTACTACGAACTATTTCAGGCATAAAAATATTTTAATGAGTTAATAATTATGATTAGGTAAAATGTTTCCTTTGGTATTATGTTGGTTTATGCTTTGCCAAAAAGTTTTCTAGCTTCAGCTGTAAACGGATGCTCTTTTCTATTTGATGCTCCAGGATCTGCACCTTCATTCGCACCACCTGTAATGATAGTAGTACCTTCATTTGCAGTCTTACCGCTAAGCTCTTTAATCTTAGCATTGGCAGTAGCTAAATCGTTGGTAAGGGTTTCATTTTTGCTGGTCAAATCAGTAACCGTTTGATTCAATTTAACCACATCAGCAGCATGAGTCGAAGCGACCTTTAATGCCGTTTCAACTGTGTCAGCTTCAGTTGCGGATAAGGTTACATTCCCTTCAGCATCTGTATTAACGCCTTCATTTTGACCTGCTACACGAGCAAGGTTTGGATATTCTTTTTTAGCCATAAAAGTTGAATTTTTTGAATTAGATTTTTGTTGTTTCACCAAATCATCCATGCGAGCAATCACCTGATCAAAGGATTTAATCCCATCAATCAAACCAATTTTCTTGCTTTCGCTTGCGTTGAAAATTTTACCTGTAAATGGATCGCCTACTTTGAGGTTTAATTTGCTGCCTCTGCTTGCTTTTACATCAGCAATGAAATTGTCCACCAAATCACCGAGATAAGATTGAAAGCCAGAATAATCCCCTGCAAAAGCATCTTTGACAATTTTGTTTTTATCTGTGCTTTGAGGTGCGTAGATTTCATGGATTTTGATTCCTTTTTGCTCAAAGAAGTCTTTGAAATCAGCTAAAACAGTATAAGCGCCAATGCTCCCAAACATGCTTTGTTTGTTGGAAGCATAAATTTCAGTGCATGAAGCAGCAATCCACATCGCAGCACTGGCAGCCATTCCATCCTCAACAAATGCAAGCACAGGCTTATTCATTTGTTTGATAGCTGAAGCTAACATTGATGTTCCTGAAGCTTCACCCCCAGGACTATTTATTTTCATAACAACCCCTTTGATGTTGGGGCTATTATTTAAGCGAACAAACAAGGAGGAAATGTCTTCAGTACCAATCGCTCCACATGGCTCTGTGTAACGAACAACAGGACCAACCAAATTAACCACTGCATAGCTGCCATCAGGAATGTCGGACAAACTTGTCCAACGATTTACAGCATAAGTTTTAGTATTGATTTGAAGGGCTGCGGTAATTTCAGCTGATTCTTTTTGAAGGCTGAAATCAACAGATTCACCATTGAGCAATTGAGCAACGATGGGTAAATGTTGCTGACTCCAAGATCCATCTAGGAGCCAACCACCACGAAGTATTGCTGAAAGGGTAGTGAATAACATCTTGGCATGCAATATCTAATGAGCACTGATATTGCAAAAGGACATGAAACTAAGCAGGAACCCACTTAGGCGCACGATTGACCAAGTTAATATCCAATGAAATCAAGTAACGCTCATTGTCTAATGGCGTAAATCCTGATTCATAATCTGCACTGAATCTCATTGCTTTTTTAGGATGTCCAATCAATCGGCGTAATCCGTTTCTAGTCGTGCAATCAGCAATAAATTCGATATGCCTAAAATTATTAGTATTCATAATTTGGTTGGCATCGACTGTATTAATTACTCCAACGAGCTTGCATTCATAGTATGTGCCTGCTTTTGATTCTTTTTGTTTCTCGGTATAGCCATGAGTATCATTCAGACATTTAATAGTGAACCATGGATTCCCATAGGTTTCAATATCAAAACTAAGCACACCGCTTCTAACATCAGGATCAACCCAATTGATGTCCGAAACCCAATGCCTTGGGATGATTTTGATTTCATGAAAACCTCCGAAATTATCTTCGCTGGTCTGCATCATGTCTAAAATAGGAGCGTAATCAGGCATTTTGTAAGGTTTTCAATAGGACAATTTTTCCAAACTTTATTTTGATTTGTTGTAAATTCTTAGCTTTAAATCAATAGAGCTTGTGCTCTCCAATGATTTGCGGTATCGGTCAAAGTCTCTTCTAAGAGTGTCATCGCTAAGTTCCTGTTCGTCAATTTGCATCAGTTTTCTAGTAAACTCAATAGCTTTTTTCAGACTTGGGTCGAATTGCATGTAAGAAATAATCGTAATCCTGACTTGACGTTTAATCAATGAAGTGATGTAATTATTATACTCCATGTTTTGCGCTCTTGTCAACCAACCGCCACCAGTCATAAATCTGGTATTACTATATCTCTGAATGTCATCAGCTTTTACATTCAATGTCGCTACCACATTGTTTTCAGAGCAAGACTTAAGTCCATCAAACCGCTTAGAATCTCGCTCCAATAATTCAATGAAAAAAGAACCTTCAATAGTCTTCCTGGAAGCAACTCCATTGGGGATGGTTTGCTGCAAGTAAGTTCTTATATAGGGCTTTGTGACAAACTTAATGGGGTAAGGCATGCCCAAAATTACAGAAATTACGAATTATTCGTAATTTCTAATTCGCTTTCTTTTTTCAACGCTAACAGATAATCCCTTTGAGTTTTATCCATGACCTCAATGTGTCGATCCATTAATTTCTTTCCAATCGTATTGACTATGGTTAAGACAAATGCGACTCCAGCAATGAAAGAAATGATTTTACTATCAAGATAAATGGTAGCAGAAATCAATAAAGCATTCAAGGCAATTAAGAAAAGAGGATGTGCGATAAATTTTGTGTTCATTTTTTGAAATTTATTTTAAAAAATAGAATTGTAAAACCTGAAAAAGCAAATCGAACAGCCGAACAAATCGAACAAATCGAACAGAATTGAACAGAATCGAACATTTTTTTAAAACTTAAATCTTCTATAATGTAGTAAAATCAATACTTTCATGTCTTATGTTCTATTGTTCGAAATGTTCGATGAAAAAAAACGTGTTTTCGGCAAAAAATAGAAGGCGTTAAAAAAAAATCCAAAAAATTGGATTTTAAAAATCAACGTCCTCCCATTCAGGAGCGGCTTTATCATCAGCGCCAAATGTAGCAACTGACTTTTCTACTGAATCGGACGGTTCTTCTTTTGCTTTAAATACAGTCATTTCAATCTTATATCTGTCCTGAAGAATGTTGTATTTAAAGGTGTAACAGTCATATAGATCGTTTGATTTATTGCTAAATCTGATTTTACTATAACCTGCATAAGCCTCTTTATCATTCTCTAGGTAGTGAGTCATGGTTGATTTCGGCAAAGGATTAGGATCCTTCTGGGCAATAAGTTCTTTCATATAATACGGATGAACGTAATTCATACGAATACAAAGTAGATTGTTTTTAAAAACCCAATCTCTTCCATGTCGAATGATGCCCTGTGCAGCGAGCTGCTCAATGATGCTCCACCATCTTCCAATATCATCATTGCCTTGCATTACAGAGAATTGCGCTTTTAAATTTTTGATAAGCGTTTGTTCGGCTTGTTCTAGTGTGAAAGCAAATGGAAATATTCCGTCCAATACTTTCCGAATGGTTGCCATGATGGAAATATTGATGATAAAACGATCATCTACATTTTTATCACCCACCTTTTCAAACATTAGCTTCAGCATTAAATCAAAATTGTCCTTGAAGCTTTCTATAAAATGAGGTCTATGCTTCAGGACTTCGCAAGCGATGGAGGACAAACCCAAAGCTTCAGCATTTTTTAAACGTTTAAAATTCTTACGTTGGTCCTCATCATATTTACCTGGTTCAAATTGTAGCAAAAGCACACGCGAGAATAGAGCTGGCTCTACCGTTGGCATTTCCTGACCACCCAGTAAGCAGGCACTACTTACAGGCAAGGAATCTGTTTGAAAGTCATTTGACTTTTGCGCCCTGGTATAAGAGTGACCGTCATAAATATTCTTCAAGGCTTCAATGAAATCCTTTTTGATATTATTTTTATATTCATCAAGCCAAACAACGGCATTCCTAAGCTGAGCAAATTTTCTAAGAAATCCCTTTGGCGTGGAGTGAGACCCAAGCGTGATTGCTGGCTGAACGAAACCGAAAATACTCATCAAACTTTCAGCATATTTAGTTTTACCCGCTCCACGTTGTCCGTATAAATTAAGGATTGGCGTACATCTAATGTCATTGATATTATAAATCACATCGCGGAACAAAGCAGAGATGAGCCACAGCTGACCAATCAATCCATTATTACCATAAACATTGAAATGCAGCTTGCTCCAGATAGATGCATCGAGGGAATCGTTTTTCACATAAACGAATTTCTTCTCATTTTGATACAACTCGTCTTTCTCCAAAAACATTTTACTCATTGCCGGGATGAAATAATTACGCTCTCGCAGATTTACGATTCCATAATCATCAATTCCATGAAACTGAAGGTTTCCAGTAGTATCTGCGGTGTCGAGTAGTCCATTGGCAAAAGCATAGAATTTTCCTCTAGGGTGGTAGCCTAAGATATCAACGAATGTTGTTGGCTTTTCTTCCTTCTGAAGCATATCATTCAGCCTCGACAACTGTCCATCGTTACCACTGAAGATGAAATGCCCTTGGCGTTGAAGAATCTTTTTGAACGATCCAACTGAAACTAGTTCATCTGTGTTAACAGTTATCAGCTTTTCAATGCCAAAAATATTAGTGATTGAAATCAAGCGATAAGCAGTATCGCTTCCAGTGTTAACGTGGTAAATGATTCTCATGCTGAAATTCGAAATCTCAATCCAGTCATTTTTTTCTTTAGCATAATATCTACCACGATATAAAGCGATGGCATATTCTTTAGCCAGGGAAACATCACCCTCAAAATCATTCCATAGACCGAGCGTTTCCATTAGCAATTCTTCGCTTTGGCTCGTTTCTCTAGACGCTTTCTTTTGCTCGGCTTTCTGTTTTTGCTCAATAAATTCTTTGATTGTTCTCGAAATTTCCTTTTTCTCAATCCTGGAAACTAGGCAGGATTTATCAGTAGCCAATTGAATCTTTAGTTGCTCAATAATATTAGGTAAATCGTGAAGCTCGGATTCATCTTCAGCTGAAAGCTTTTTCTTCTTCAGCAATTTAGCAACAGACTTTTCATGACCCTTAATTGTTGAGTCCAGGTCAACTAGCTTTTCATTTAGAAAATCTAAATCCTCGTTTATAGAATCTGTTAAACGATCCAGATAAGCGTTACGTTTTATGTCATTTGGGATAGATATTAAAAGATTCGCTATTTTATTACTGGCTTCAACCTTTGCATCAGGATTGAAAGCTTTTGACCATATGAGCTGCCCTTTCCAAAGGACAGCATCTTGATGTAAAGATTGTAGGTGTTGGGTTAAGTTCAT